GTGGCCGTGGTGCCGCTGGATATCTGGAACGAGGACGGCAGCGTGCGCACATTATCCGGGCAGGACAGCGGTAATACGGACAGTGGTCAGACAGGCATTCATAACATGAAAGCCGTGGCCACCGACCCCACCGTGGATTATTACCGCCCGCAGATTATCACCCAGGGCGACACCAGCAATCTGGAGCAGGTGAGCTGGCGCGCAAAAAAAATGATGAGTGATGCCCGCCTGTCGGGGCTGGATATCGTCGCACTGGTTGCAGGTCATCGCACGGCAGATGGTGTTCTGTGGCAGCCCGGTCAGCGGGTGCGGATTGTCAGCGAACTCCACGGCATTGATGCCATCTTTTTCCTGATGGGGCGTGAGTTCAGCGGAGGCCGGAACGGGCAGACAACCCGGCTTCGCTTTAAGGAGGACGGCGTGTGGATACCTGACGCCTTCCCGCGCGAGAAGAAACGCCATCACCGCAGGGGCAAAAAGAAAAAAGAGGTCGCCATTGTTAAGGTCTGGGAGAAATGATGTGGGACAAGGTTAATCAGCGCATACAGCAGGCACTGGTCGCCGTTCGCCAGGCATTCAGGGTGGTGACCGGTACGGTGGACAGTTCGACCAAAGTACAGCTTCTCCAGCTGAACGGGCTGGCAGGCGAACAGCTGGACGGTGCGGAGTATTTTCAGCATTACGGCCTCACCACATCCCCGCCGCCCGGTTCAATGGGTATTGCTGTTCCGCTGAACGGTAATACCTCCCATACCGTCGTCGTGGCCACCGAGCACGGCGCATATCGCCTGACGGAACTGAAACCCGGCGAGGTGGCCCTGTATACCGATGAAGGCGCGAAAATCGTACTGAAGCGCGGGCGGGTTATTGAGCATGAATGTGATGTTTATCGCGTGAAATGCAAACGCTATGAGGTTGAGGCAGAGGAAAGCGCCGCATTCACGACACCGTTACTGACAGCCAGCAACAGGCTGACGGTGGAAGGCAAAATCACCGGCAACGGTGGCATGGCCATCCGTGGAGGTAATGAATACGCCGCCACCTTTGAAGGCAACATCAACCACACAAGCGGTGTGATTACCTCCGTTGACGTCACCATTAATGGCGTTAAAATCGGAACGCACAAACACCCGACCCCACACGGCATGTCTGACACGCCGGTTAATTAAGTGCTGAACACCCTCACCTGATTCTGACCTGTCCATGCTGCCAGACTGGCGGCATGGACCAGACGATTTCACCTGCAACCGGCGACTACGAACGCCGCCGGATTTACACACTCCATAACGCGGTTTATCTGCGACTGGCGACACCGCTTGGCAGTTACTGGGCGGATGCGTTGCTGGGGTCACGCCTGCACGAGCTGAAGCGGGAAAAAGACGTTTCCCGTGTTCACTGGCTGGCGGCGCAGTATGCCAGCCAGGCACTTCAGCCCCTGCTCAATGACGGGCGGGCAAAATCCATTACTGTTGACACGAAACCGGGTCAGCGCGGCTGGCTGTTGCTGTTAATCACCGTCACGGATAACGCGGGCACACCGCAGACATTTGAACACCCTGTGAGGATTATGTAATGCCGTTTCCTGTTCCGGGCGTTGCTGAAAACACAGAACGCCAGCTACGTGATATCGCTAACGCCCTGCCGGGAGAAACCATCGACACCAGCGCTGACAGCGATTACCGCATTCGTGCAAATGCCGTATCCGGCGTGGCGGACGGACTTTATATGCATCAGGGATGGATCCTCCGTCAGGTGTTTCCTGACACGGCTGACCCTGAATATCTGGAGCTGCACTGTCGTACGCGCAATGTTTTTCGTAAAAAAGCAACGGCCTCATCCGGTCCGGTAGTGATTACCGGCGCACCCGGTAAGACGCTGCCAGCCGGTGCGGAAATTCGTGGTGAAGGTGTCAGCGTGGCCACCACAGCAGACTGCACCATCGGTGATGAAGGCAGCGCAGAGGTGACGGTAAAAAGCACCGCCACGGGTGCACAGACGAATGCATCCACGACGCAGACGGCAACGCTGGTCAGCCCGCCGGAAGGCATCAACAGCACGGTGACGATTAAATCCCTGACCGGCGGAACGGACAGGGAAAGTGACGCCGGCCTGCTGGCGCGTTATCTGGATATTCTGCGCAGGCCGCCCGCTGGCGGTAATAAATATGATTACAAACGCTGGGCGCTGGAAGTTGACGGTGTTACCTCTGCATACGTGGAGCCGTTACGTCGTGGCCCCGGTACGGTTGATGTGGTTATCACTTCTGCAAATGATTTACCGTCACAGGAGCTGATTAACGCGGTGATGGCCCATATCAATGATGTCCGCCCGGTAACGGCGAAGGATACAATGGTACTGGCACCAACGAAAAAAAACGTTGATTTTGTTGTCAGAATAAAAACCAGTGGCCTTACTGTTGAACAGATAAAACCACAGATAACTGAAGTTATCACGGATTTTATGAACCGACTGGAACCGGGGCAGGAATTAATTATTTCACAACTGGAAACTCAGATTTCATTAATTTCTGGCGTCAGTGATCGGCGGATTATTATGCCGTCAGATAATGTAAAAGCAGTTGTCAATGAATCCACATGGGAGTGGCTGCGTCCGGGGAGTATTGATATCCAGCCATTTCCCCGGGAGAGTTAATACATGAATACGGTTGATTTATTTCGTGCCATGTTACCACCGGTCAGCTATGACCCGAACGGGAAATATATTTCAGCAGAACTGAACGCAGAAGCAGCCATTATGGATGAAGTAAAAGCGTCAGCTGCACGAGTGCTCGCATCTGTCACACCATTTTACGCATCCATGACGCTGTCTGACTGGGAACGAGTGTATGGAGTAATACCCCGCGATGGTGCCACACAGCAGGAACGCCGAGAAAATATTCTTATAAAGATGGCTGCAACTGGTGGGTTATCTATCCCTTATTTTAAACAACTTGCAGTCAGCCTCGGGTACACCATAACAATTACTGAACTCCATCCATTCAGAACGGGGGTAAACCGATGTGGTGATCGTCTCTATATAACAGATGCCCGATGGATTTGGCAGGTTAATGTCACAGGAAGCAAAACGCCAGCTTACAGATTCAGAACCGGAGTATCTGCAGCCGGGGAACCGTTACTTTCCTTTGGTGCCCCTGTACTGGAAGAAACATTTAAAGACCTTAAACCCGCTTTTACTTATTGCCATTTCACATATAAGGAGGAGCAGTAATGCAAAATCTGATGCCCCCGATAAATACACCGGATCAATTGTTTCATGATGGTGACCCCACTCAGGGGATAGAAGGAACCATCGTAACTGCTGATTATTTAAATAATCAGCAGGGGGCAACCCGTGATTTACAGCAGGAACTCCTTAATGTTCTTGGTAGTGCACATATTCAACCTGACCCCCAAAAAACGGATCAGCTACTTACCGCGCTTCGTGCGCTGCTGTTAAGCCGCAAGAATCCGTTTGGCGATATCAAATCGGATGGCACGGTGAACACGGCTCTCAAAAACCTTGGTTTGGGAGAAGCGGCTAAAAGGAATGTAGGGACAGGGGCGAATCAGATACCTGATATGGGTAGCTTCACGCTTTCTGTTTCAGGTACTGGATATCAAAAATTACCATCAGGTTTTATTCTTCAGTGGGGCTCAATCGGCGCACCAGGCATTGCACAGGATGTAGTAACCCATTTCCCGATTGCATTTCCAAACAGATGTCTGCGTGTTTTGGTCTCACAAGACTACACACCAGATAGCGGGGCTGTTGGTTATATTGCCTGTGCAGGTTTTAGTCCCGACCCGGTTAAATTTATATCCAGAGCCAGTACTCCTGGCCTCGGCGCTTCATTTTTAGCGTTAGGCTGTTAATTTAGCTATATGGAGTGAAAAATGAATTACATATATTCCGCGACTACAAACTCTTTCTATCCGCTGGAGATGAAAGAGGATTACACTCAAGCTGACTCATGGCCAGATGATGCTGTTGAAGTTGATGAGCAAGTGTATATTGAGTTTTCCGGATTACCGCCGAAAGGAAAAATCCGTATCGCTGGAGAAAATGGTTTTCCTGCATGGTCTGAAATTCCACCACCAACACATGAGGAACAAATTGCTGCAGCCGAATTGGAGAAGCAGCAATTGATTAATCAGGCCAACGATTATATGAACAGTAAACAATGGCCTGGTAAAGCGGCTATTGGTCGTCTGAAAGGTGACGAACTGGCGCAATATAATTTGTGGCTGGATTACCTGGACGCACTGGAACTGGTCGATACTTCCGGTGCGCCAGATATTGAATGGCCTACGCCTCCGGCAGTTCAGGCCAGATGACATCCGGCGCGGTGCTGGTATCTGTTGCCGTCACCGCGTCAATGTAATCCAGCACAGCGTTAAGCCGGGTTGTTTCTGCCTGCGTCAGTTTACGTCCGGCCTGCAATTTCAGTTGAATCAGACTGATGGAAGCCATTGCAGTATCAATCAGCGACTGGCGCTGTGCTTCTGCTGCATCTACTGCGGCGCTATGCTGTGCCTCAGTATCGGTCACCCATTTCTCACCATCCCATTTATCGTATGGCGTTAATGGGGCGATAGTGGTTGTATTTTCAGGGTAATCACCCGGAGCGGTGATTTCTTTTGATTCTCCTGTTTTGGTGCTATAGACCGTTTCACCGCGATGGTCTGGCACATATTCCCATGAGTTAAAATCTGCAGAACGGCAGATTGCATAACCAGCCTTATGTGTGCCAGGGGCATCTAAACAGGAACATGCCGGAATGCCGACACCAACGGCAAGATATTCATTTGAAGTGGAAATATATTCCCGTGTTTCACCATCATAGTTATAAACGGTAACATCCCCTGCCTTTGTTGCAATGAGCTCACTATTTAATATTGCTTTATGCATCAGGCTGCCCTCACGATATAGTTAAATGCAATATTACGCGGACGCGTTTCTGAGGCTGCGGCACCTAAACCAGCCACTGATTGTTTATATGTTTTAAAGGTTCCATAATCCGGTGCTGGTAATCCGGCATCGTTTGTGTTTCCTCTTTTGATAATGTCAGTGCCACTATTTACCCAGCTTTCATCAAAATAGAAATTAATCGTTGCATCAGTCACAATCGTGGATCTTGACGGTAATCCATGAGCATGATCCTCCGTTGCATACCCCTGAATACTTAAAATAGAGCGACCTGTATCAATCCCCCGCCCGTCATCCCAGCCACGAATAAACTCACCACGTAAATCAGGCAATTTATTTGTCGGGTAAACTTTTGCCAGTTCCGGGTATTCTTCAGCAGAAAAAGCTGCACCATTGCATTTCAGCCAGCCTGTTGGCGGAGTGGCTGAAGGCCACGGAACAGGGACACCAACAGGTAATGCAGAGCCTTCTCCCAAACCAACGTTTATGAAAAGGCAGAAATAGCGAGCAAATGGCATCATTCCTGCTTTTGTCAGGGTGATCTACCATGTTTATAGGCTATGTACGCGCATCAACAAATGACCAGAACACCGATTTACAACGCAATGCGTTGAACTGTGCAGGATATGAGCTGATTTTTTGAGGGTAAATCATCAGTATGAGACTAATAATTTAGCGTCCAATTCTGGGCTTTTTGGTTGCGCTCTCTCCGCCCAGAATTGCGCGCCAATTAGCCCAGAAAAAAACGCGAAGTTACATATCAATGCCCCCCGCGATGATGCAATTGCAACATGGGGAAATTTGCGCCTGGATCGCACGAATAAACGGTTCGAAGGAGCGATGCGTGATTTGTTGCTGAATAAAACTTTTATCCAGCATGACGCGGGTGAAAAGACCATCAAAAACCGCTTTCATTGTGCTATTGCCTGCGCCCAAATTACCTAACACAAGGGGATACATTTGCGATAAGGAAAAAAGATCGCGATTATCTTTTCCTTCATCGAGATGCGGGTAATTCTCATTAATCAACAGTTCAATAAACGGATATTTTAATAGTTCGCCCGCGTAATTATCCCTGTCTAATAATAAAGTAGCCACTTGCGGGGTTAAATTAAGCCAGGCAAAGAGTTTATGTTGAATAAAAAAGTGTTGGCATGATTTTAGCAATTCCAACTGCTCAGAAAATAATTGCCAATGTTGCTCCTCGGTAAGTTGCGCTATAACCCGACTCGTCGGTATACGAACCGTACCATCTTCACTGGAGAAATGGGTAATTAACTCAACGCCGACAAGGTCTTGCTGGTTATCTCTTATCGGCAGGAAATAGCAATCAGAATGATAAAGATTCTCCAAAAAAATCTTCATGGTAACCGTCCCTCTCGAAGGATGTTTTTCAGTATCCGGCTAAAAGGGATGAGGCCATAAGACATAACAATTACAGAAGGAGTAACTTTCATTTGTTCCATGTTAACCACTTTTTCAGGGGTCCTTTTTTTAGATTATCCTGATTATAAACGAATAATCCATTTACGGAATTTTTGTCTGCAAAATACTACTGTATTCTGGAGTAAATTGACGGCGATGTATCATCGCCGTCAATTTTTCGACATACTAGATTCGTCTCGCCTGCCAGAAATTTTTCTGCCAATAAACATTATCGAGTGAGGAACGCATCACTCCCTTGCTGGTAGAGGCGTGGATAAATTGGTTGTTGGTATCGTAAATACCTACATGCAAACCATTTTGTCCGGAGCCCGTTTTGAAAAAGACCAGGTCACCAGGCAGCAACTCGTCTTTATCAATTTGCGTGCCGATAGAGGCTTGTTCTTTGGTTTCTCGGGGCAGCTGCAAATCGAAACGATCGCGCATCGTCACAACCACAAACCCCGAACAGTCCACACCGCGCCGCGTCATGCCACCATAACGATACGGCGTGCCATGCCAGCTCTGTAGCTGGTCGTTCAAACCGGCAATAACGGTAATCGAATCAGAAAGTCTGGCATTTGGCGGCGGTGCTTTATGGTGGCTACACCCGGCCAGAAACAGTGCTGTGATCAAAATAAGGCAGAAACGCAT